GCATATTCTGGAAAAACGTTAGGCGAAATACTTAGCAGTATTAAGAGAACACTTACTAAACCCTTTAAGAAATTATATAATACAACCCTTGCCGAGAATGCAGAACAATATCATGAAGCGGCTGGCGTGATAGTTGATGAGATTAAAATCAATCAGGAAAATTTGACAAGTCCTTATGTCTCTTGGGAGGGAAATGCGGCAACAAGAAATGCGTTGGCAGGTGTATATCTCAATGACCATAAATGGATAAAGACTATGTGCGATAATGGTATTGAAGAAAGTTGTATAAACATTGAGACTAATCAAAATGATATATTATCAACATTTGTAAATGCAAGTGGTGAACCATTAACTGTAGAAGACAGAAGTAAAGCAAGTACAATAACGGCAATCAATACACAAATAAATGATATGTTAGCGGCCAATCCAAGTGTTCTTATTGGACAATATGAAGTAGCAATGTGGCAACACACTGCGGGTGGTGAACTAGATATTACAGGCTATACTTCACCACAAAATAAAGCCGCTATAGAACGTATAGTGCGTGATACAACTGGAGAAAGAACTCCAAAGATTATTATTGATGAACAAAATGATCCAGAAATCAATGCCATGAAAATCAGTGGTACAATGTATGGCGCTATTGTTGACAGTAAAATATTGAATGGCGACTTACCTCTCAATAAAAACGCAACAAACGATATAAAGATAAATGCGATAGGTGAAAGTTTTGCCGAAAGACTAGCAAGAGAAAAATTAATCAACTCACCAAATTCAAACAATGACTGGAAGACTACATATTGGTTCGAAAAGCAAGTTGACGATGTAGTAAAGAAAGCATGTAATGGAAATGTAAATGTTAAAACAAGAGGAATAGAATGTCTCGGTGTATCCTCGGACACATTGACTGCTCCTGAATTAGATGATATAAACATATTATCTGAAGAGATGAACGGATTATTCCAAAACCATGAGTTAACTGACAAAGATAAAAATAAACAAATGGTATGGACAGGCAAGGCATATAAATTACTTGAACGAGAAATCGAAAGTGGCGAACTAGTTATTAGTGAAGATGAATTGATTAAATATAAAGATGCAATAACTGTAGGCGTGGCTGAAGTCGTGGTGTTAGATTCACTATCAGAAGATGACTACACTACGGTTAAAGGATATGAAGATGCAATTAATAGAATTACTGGAGATTCCCAAAGTGGACATCGTGGTGACTTAACAACGGCTGTTAATGTTGCCGCTACTGAAGTTAAACTAGCAGAACTAAATGCAAGTAATGTCGATATAACTACAAAACTAGACGAATACTTCTGGGACATAGATGGCAATCGTATATGGACAGAGGAAAAAGAAAATATCGAAGCCGAGATGGCAGAACTTATGCTCGGTCAACCAGATGAAAAAATGACTGCTGTTGTAACTGAGATTAGTGGTTTTAATAAAACTTATATTCCCATATTTAATACAACTTCTACATTAAATGACCAGCCAGCAATAATCAAAAACACAGAAGGTCAGTTTGATGTTGTGTTAGCAGGTAAAGATAACACATACGGAGGAGTAACTACCCAAGATAATTTAGACCAATTATCACAGGCTAAAAATTTATTTTATCACTTAACACGCACTGATACTGGAATGATAACATTCGAAGATGATTTGGGAATCGAATTCAAAGTTAAGGACTTTTCTAATATTAGTTCATATACGTTGGCAGACGGAACACTAATTTCTACTCCTTCTTCTACATTTGGTATCTACACACTGGACCCAAACAATATGGTTCCAGCAAATAAACAAGATTATAGACTGTTAAGAGAGAAAGTAGCAGATTACTTTCCAAACATAGAAGTAATATCATCAGTTGATGGATTTACACCGACTCTAAGTACACTTAAAAATGGAACAGGACATGTAATATTAAATGGTACTGCATTTTATATTAGTCCATAACAAGAGAATTTATTATGAAAGAATCAAGATTAAGTAAAGCCCTCAAAAGAGAATCATCACATTCCACATCTCCTATTCTAGAAGAATTAGGAAAAGGTATATATAAAGCAATAACGGTTCAGGAAAATCCTAGGGCTAATCCACCGGCACCATTTATTGATCCTACTGGACGTGGTAGACTTGCGGCATATATTCCATCATTAGGAGGTACTCCTTCTGACCCAATGTTCTTTCAATATGCTAGTCCATTCGGTGGAATAGTTAAAGAAGGCAATTATGGATTCTTTGGTGTGCCAGTTGGAGAAGCAGTTACTATTCTCGTTTTCTTTGCTGATGGTGGTAAAACAACAGAAGGATATTGGTTCGCAGTTGCCCAAGATATTCCTGATATTGTAAGTGGAGGTACTGCTGGAGAACCAAAAGTAGACGGCTCAGGTCAAGGCGAGGGTGTATTTGAAAAAGTATCGGCGCCCAAAACAGCCGCAAAAACACTTGGTGACGCGGCGAATACAAAAGAAAAAGAACTAGAAAATAATCCAAAAAGTAAAATTTTAGCAGACCAAGGAACATATAGTGACACTTTGAGAGGAACATCTACATCTTCTCCTCTAAGAGATGCGAGTTATGAAAAACCACAAGAAACTAAAGTTACTGGATTTAAAACACCAGGTGGCTCTTCGTTAACTATCGATGATGGTAGTATCGATGAAAAAGGTAATATTCATCCTGAACAAATAAGAATAACAACAGCCTCTGGTGCAACCGTTATCTTAGATGGTGGTAATGATTTTATTTACGCAATAAACAGTAGTGGGTCTGGATGGGTAGAGATTGGAGCAAAAGGTGAAGTTATGGTATACGCCAACGGTTCATTAAGTATGAGAACAGAAAAAGATTTCAATCTTCGAGCAGACAAAAATATTAATATAGAAGCAGGTGAAAATATACACATGCATAGTATTGAGGGTAATACTAAAATTAATTCAGATAAAGAAATACATTTACGAAGTGCAGGCAATCAATTTTTACAAAGTGAATCAGGAATGAATATTAATGTCGGGGTTAATTGTATAGTAACAACTGGTGGTAAATTACACCTGAATGGTCCAATTGCAAGTGAGTCAGAACTTATTCTAGTTGACACTATGCCAGATATGCGGGATTTAGCATGTACTGTAGTAGAAGATACTATCGTATCTGCGATGCCAACACATGAACCTTATATTAGAACACAAGCAAAAGAATTGAAAGAAACGGCAAGTGCATTTGCAAAAGCATCGGCTAGTGAAAATGGCTTAGCAAGAGCAGGACTTGCCAGCAGTAGTTCTGGAAATCCACATCGATAGGAATATTAGACTATGATATACGACAAACGAAAAGGTTCATTATTAAATTACATACAAGTGCCATTGCATGTTATAACTTCGTCTGGTACATTTCTAGGAACAGGTTATGATATCGATGATAATCCAAAATATATACTTTCTCATGTAAGAGTAAATCTTGAAAATGTAAATGATTTAACATTCTCGTCAATGAGCAAAGATGCTATTATATTAGATAATAAGCCAACACTTATTGTTAAGAATAATCTAGTGGGTTACAATTATAAGATATCAGATACTGAAGTGAATTACGGATATATCACGGTTGCGTCTACACGTATAGATATTACATCTGACAAGATAACAAAAGGAATGGCAGAGTTTATTTTAGAAAAACAATTACGAACTATTGGTAACATATTAGAAAAGTTTATTAAAGTAAAAATATCACAACCACATTATGATGCGTTATTATATCACTTCTTCAATGAAGGAATTACTACCATAGAAAATAATCCAATTATTACACTTATAAATGCAGGTGACTGGTACTCAGTGACGGACGAAATTCAAAAAAATATAATGAAAAATGGCAAAGTAGATGAGAAACTGGCTCAACAGAGAACAAAAACTGCTAAAATGTTCAGTTTTGTACCTGGATTCTCCTAACGACTTGCTATAACTTTATCTGCTAATCCAAAAGCAACAGTTTCTTCAGCATCCATGAAGTTATCACGTTCCATCGCCTCAGTCAATTCATCAAATTTCTTTCCAGCAGTATTATGATTTACATAGATGTTAGTTAATCTTATCTTCATTTTCATAATTTCATCAACGTGAATTTTCATATCAGTTGCTGTTCCGCCAGCACCACCACTTGGTTGATGAATCATTGTTCGACTATTTGGTAATACATATCGTTTTCCTTTAGCACCAGCCTGAGCAAGTAATGAACCCATTGAACATGCTTGTCCCATCACTGTAGTTGCTACTGGAGAAGTGATAAACTGCATAGTATCGTATATCGCCATGCCCGATGTTACTGCTCCGCCCGGAGAATTGATATAAAAATGAATATCTTTGTCTGGATTCTCTGCTTCTAAGAATAATAATTGGGCACAGATTAAATCTGCCTGATAGTCATTGATATCATTCGTCAAAAATATCACTCTTTCTTTTAATAAACGAGAGAAAATGTCGTAACTGCGTTCTCCGTTTGCTGATTGGTCAACGACCATTGGTACTAATGTTGGCATAAAATATTCCTTATTGATGTAATTCTAGTATTATTTATATACTATAATAACATTATTGTTCCAGTTTGTCAATTAAATACGAATATTAAGTGGAGATAAATACATTTGTAAATAAACTACAGAGAAAATAAAGTTATGGCAATCTTCACAGGTTTTAGTACAAAAAACAAAAATGCAATAAATCATCAGTTAACTGACAAAGATTTAGTGATTGAAGACCTTATGAATCATATTATGACCAGAAAAGGTGAACGAGTAATGTTACCTACATATGGGTCAATTATTCATGATATGATATTTGAGCCACTAACTGAAGAAACAACTGAGTTGATTGAAGAAGATTTAACAGATATTATAAATGATGATCCGAGATGTAATTTCGTAAGTATTGAAATAACAGACTCAGACCATACAATAAATGCTATGTTGAGACTTGAAATACTGCCAACAAATGAGCCAGTAGAGTTGAGTATAGACTTAGATAGAGAATAATAGAGGGAATAACATGAGCCAAGAACGTACAGACAAATTATTCGCAAGTGAGAGTTGGACAGCAGTATATACTGCATTTACTAATGTTAGTCTTAAAGCATATGACTTTGATACAATTAGAGAGGCCTTACTAGCATACACAGTTCAAACTTATCCTGATAAATTTAATGACTTTATCGCAAGTTCAGAATTTATCGCAATTTTAGATTTAGTTTCATATCTAGGACATAGTTTATCATATCGTTTAGATATGAATACAAGAGAGAACTTTATGGATACTGCTGAACGTAGAGCAAGTATTCTACAGATGGCTAAAACTCTAGGATATAATAAGACACGTCCAATCAACGCAAAAGGCTTTATGAAGATTACTAGTTTGTCAACTGACGAAAACGTGTATGACAATTTAGGTGTTTCTCTTGCAGGCAAGACAGTCAATTGGAACGATAGTAATGATATAGATTGGTATGAGAACTTTATCAGTGTTTTAAATTCTGCTTTTTCTAGCACCACTAAAATTCAGAATCCTACATCTACATTAACAGTTGCAGATGTTGAACATTCGTTATATGAAATAAATGAAACATTAGAAACAAAAAATGTGAACTACTCATTTTCTGCAAACGTTGATGGAAAAAGTAGAAACTTTGAAGCAGTTCGTGTATTACTAGATACAGTTAATACAAGAATAGAAGAAGACGAGCCAAAACTGGATAATAACTTTACGATTATTAATAGAAATGATAATCTGGGTTCTGGTAGTGATAGAACTGGATTCTTTGTCTATGCAGTTGCGGGCACATTAGGATTTGAAGACTTCACTTATAATACCCAACTTTCAAACAGAATAGAATTAATAAATGAAAATAATATATCTAATTCAGATGTGTGGATTCAGAAAATAGATTCAAATAGAAATTACGTATCAAGTGTAACAAAAGTAGACAACGATACTAGAGAAACAGCAATCTACAATAGTTTACGAACTGGTACTGGAGATATCGTAAGTATAAATTCTGCCGACAACAACGCAATTACACTACATTATCCAGATGGTGTGTTTGGTAATGCGGCATATGGCAATTACAGAACATGGTATAGAATAGCCGATAATGATAATTTTTCTATAAATGCCAATGATATTACTAATACAACTATAACAATTCCTTATACAGGCAGTGACAGCAGAACATATAGATTGTCATTGACAATCTCAAGTACAAAAGATTTCAGTGAAAACTTCTCAGGTGAAACATACACAAGTGTACGTAGAATTGCACCAAGAAGTTATTACTCACAAGACAGAATGGTCAATGCACAAGATTATAATATATATCCGCTTACTCTTGGAAATAATGTTGTTAATAAAGTTAAAGCAGTAAACACTTCTTTCGCTGGTAACTCACGTTTCTATGAGATGGATGATGTTCTAGGACATCACTCTAACTTGAATATAACGGGCTCAGATGGTAGTGTGTTTGTTGAAGACGAAGAAATAAAAATTTCACTGAGTTATAATAAAACTAAAGGAAACAGTGACAACTTTATACGAAACGAAATATCAAATGCAGTAAAACATCCAAGTCTTTTAAATCAATTTCTTCATACGTATAGAAGTGATTCTAGTGTAGTCATTGCACAATCAGGAATAGCCTACACAGTTGAAACATTAGATGGAATGAAAATTACAACATCTTCAGCATCATCAGATGGTATTTTTGTAGGAGACACGATTGAATTATTGACTACAACTGGAACGACTATTTGGGCAGATGTCAAAGCAGTATCATCAACAACACTTACATTAAATAAGTACAT